AATACTCCCATGATACGATAACTTTAGTATCATGTCCAATAATATTATGATGTACAAACAAAATAAAATTATCGGCGCCCAACAGCCTATCTGTAAAAAGAGAAAGTTGGGGGGTAAAGTTAGGAAAGGTGCAACCTTGAGCATCACTATCTTGCGAAAGCAACAAATTCAAAGCTATCACGATTGCCTAAAGGCTTTCTTGTTTAGACACAAGATTTTTTGCTGTAACAATAACAAATATATTGATTTCTTTTTTGAAAGATTTCAATCTATTGAGCTATCGCAGCTGCCTAAGATTTTCAAGCTCTCCCTCGCCACATTTTTCTCACGAGAAATGCGCCAGGAATTGCCTGAAAATTCGCAATCAGCCGTTCCGTTATTCGACGGACATATCTTGAGATTGTTAAGAGCCTCCTATAAGAGAAATGCCTGTAAGGCAAAAATCTTGTGGGATCTTTTACAATGTAAAGATATTGCCCATCGTGTTCCGGAATCAATGATTGCAGCTGCTTACGAGAAGCACAGATCGACACTCACTGCTGTAGGAGTGACACCTGCTAAAGTCCTGGATTTAATAAGACCTTATTTTCGGGAATTTGCGGAGGAAGTTAAACTTCATTACACCAACGAAACAAGCCTTCCACCAAAGTCTGCGTACATAAATTGTACCAGATCAAGTGGAGGATGTTTGAATTGGTTTTCTGAAAGGAAACTTCTCAACTCTCATGGTTATGAGTATAGACATAATGGAATTTATAGAATTGATCCGGTAGTCTTTCATCTCTTTGGAAGACCTGGTGTAGGGAAATCCTTCATCCAAAATCATTTCGCAACATTACTTTCATCACGGTTTGGTTATCAATTGGCCGATATCTATTATCGTTCCTCTGCTACAAAGCATTGGGACGGCTATAGAGGTCAATTGATTTCCGAAATCGATGATATTTTTATGCTGATGAATGATGATGATGATATTACCCAAATCATCCAGCTCTGTTCTAACTGTGACTATGTACTCCCCATGGCGGATCTTAAGGAAAAAGGCAGGAAATTCGTTTCTGAATTTCTCTTTCTTTCGACTAATGCTCCCCATGTGGCCGGTGGTTATAATATGCCAACTGTAGAAGCCCTCAGACGTAGGATTTATCCTGCCTATGAGCTTCTAGAAAGACATAATGGTTTCTACCGTGTACAAAAACACATAAAGAATGGACCAAATGATGCACTGGCGTCAAAGCCAGGACCAATTCTATCATTTCCTAATCTACGACTCCTTCTTGAATACTTTTTTGATGAGATGATGGTTATCTATCGTCAACGATGCGATATTGATTTTCAGTGTATACCAATAGTCAATCAAGGCTTCGGTATGCCCGGACTAGCGTTGAAATTTCCAAAACATGCTCCAGAGAATTTTCCGGAGGTCATTGCCTGTGCTATACCTGAACCCCTAAAGGTTCGTATGATAACAAAGGGTTCTGAGTACTCTTGGATTCTCAAGTCAGCTCAAAAAGCCATGTGGAAGGCACTTCAGAAGTATCCTTGTTTTACCCTTACGGGTACCCCAGATATCCCAATTGGGATACTGGAAACTTGGAGACAAAAGAAGTTTCTTCTTAGTGGTGATTATGATGCTGCGACTGATAACATGAATATGGATATTATGGCGCTAGCTATAGATGAGTTATGTAAAGTCCTTCCTCAACATCTGGCCGAATGGCTTCGATGGGAAGGTGGACCCCACATTATCAACTATCCTCCGAAAACGAATCTCGCCCCCGTGCTTCAAACCAAAGGTCAACTTATGGGTTCCCTCTTGTCTTTTCCAATCCTTTGCGTGGCAAATGCTGCCACTATAGGGATAGTCAAACATCAGGACCTTGAGAACCTCGAGGCAATGATAAACGGGGATGATATTCTCTTTACTGAAAATCAAAGATGTATCAATCAGTGGAAACGCATTTCAAAATCTATGGGTCTTGTACCTTCAATTGGAAAGAATTTTCAAAGTCTCGATTGGTGTTCAATTAATTCACAATTATTGACACGCAACCAAGATATGAAATTCCACCATGAAAATACAGGATCCTTTGGAGCCCTATCAAAGGTCGGAAGTTTTCTTTCGAACTTTGAACAGGCCTTGAAAATCGCTCCCGGTGATAAATCTTATTTCATCAAAAAAGCAAAATCTCTTCTTGTAAAAACACCACAGTCAGTGGATATTCCTCGGGCGTTTGGTGGTCTAGGTATCTCTTTCGATAAAGATCCTTCGCAGTTGGACAAAGAAATTTATTTCTTCTTCCTAATGCGTAAAGGTCTAAAGAAAGTGACCTCACATGATGATTATTCTATATGGCGTGTTCCTAAACACTTATATAAAATGTACCAAAATGTGCTAGACTCAACTAAATGCCGAGAAGTGCCCGCCATCGATTCTGAGGATG